ATAGTTACACCACCAGGTACTGAGTAATCAGCAGGTTTAGTAGTGATCAAACGAGCCCACTGCTTAGGGTTAACAACGATACCGTTTACTTGGAAATCAGCACCTTCTAAGTTAGCAACATAATCAATGATCTGCTCTACGTCAACAGTAGCTGAAGTAGTGGTAGAACCAGTAGCAGCAGCAGATAAGTCAGTGTAGAATTTAGCATCTTCAGCCTTGTAGAAGTCACGCAATAACATTTCTGGAAGTGCAGACTGCAAGAAAGGAAGATCCTGCAACATAGACTTGTCAACACGAGCGTAACCAGCGATATAACGAGCAGTGTAAGTAACGGCAGTTAAATCGTAGTCAATCTGAGTTTTAGCATCACCTGGGGTAGACTGAACTGAGATAGAACCCTCAGCACCGGTTTCACGATACAGGGTGTAGATACCAGTAGCAGAGCTAACAGAAGGGATTAAGTTACGGAAGTTCAACAGACGGTTAGGAACCATAGCAACACCTGGCTGGTAAGTGCGTACAGCATCACCGGTCAAGTTGTTAGCGATAGTCATGTTACCTACAGCTTTAACATCCAATTTTACTCTGTTACCCAAAGATACTTCTTTGATAGCATCAAAGTTCTTAGCGATCAATTCGCCAAATACGTTTTCGAAAGATTTTTGTTCCATTTTTTGTTCAGTAGATTTTTGTAATTTAATTTCAAATTCATCTAAACGAGCCTGCACCTCGGCAGCCTTAGCGTTCAGTTCTTCAGCAACTACGTTCTTAACGTTTTCGTTGATTGCTGATTTTAATTGTTCAACTTTTTCCATTTTGATATTCAAATAATAATTGATTTATTAATTCCTCATATTCCTCTTCCTCAGATGGAGCTTGCTCTTCAGCCACTGGCTCTTCAGCAGGAACTTCTTCCTCCTCTTCGCTAACAGCCTCTTCGCTTACTTCTTCTGATTCTGCCTCTTCTTCATTCATTGGCTCTTCCTCGTGCATCGGGTTTTCATACTCCTCAGTATCCTCTACTTCGATAGTCACAGTAATTGTAGACTTATCATCGGATGGCTCAGGTGTTTCAACTGATGCTTCTTTAAGTTCTGCCAATTCCTTCTGTAGTTGCAGGAACTGAAGCTCTAATTTTGCGAATGTTTCGTCGGTATACTTACCGTTTTTAATAGCCTTTAGGATGTTATCCATCATGTGGCTAATGTTGTCATAATTTTTCATACCTGTAATTGGGGTCATTTCATTTGCGCCCCATCCTTGTAATGAAGAACCTTCGTACAATTTAACCTCAGAGATTTCATTGTAATTACCCATGTTCTTCTGCTTGATTGTAACAAATCCGATGGAATGCTCGGTAATAAGCCCATCCTCTACCATAAGGAGAAAATCACGACCAAGAGTATGACGACCTGCCTTGCTCTCATAATATAAGCCCTTAGCATCTTCCTGTAACATTTGGATTTTGCCCACAGCCTTAGTAGCATCATGATCTAATAAGTGACGAACTCTTTGGAAGTTCTCCTTAATGGTTTTGGTAAATGCGCCTTTACGGATAACATCACCATCACTGTCCATATTGTCAAACGAAGAGAAATATCCGGTAACGATACCTTTCTTAACGTCTACGTCTGCAATGCCTTGATTTAAGTTTTTGTACTGCAACATATTTTAGTTGTTTTCGATTTCTTTTAGTTTTCTAATAGCCCACTCAACACCTTCAGTTCCTCCCCATGCATCCCACATCAAACCTCCACATCCTTTATCATAAGGTACGTTAGCGTGTTGCTGGTGGCGTTTAAAGCTTGCCATTCTCGCAATGGTATCTCTGCTGATAGGCTCACGATTCGCCAACTGATTAGCACGAGCTTTACCTACAGGAGTACCACAACTTCCCCATCCATTCTCCTCTGCATATTTCAAAGCACGCTTTGCGTTATCGGTAGCTGCTTGCGGATAGTCCGTATAGCTATCTGCTTTTTTTTTAGCGTATGCCTCCAAAAAGCGAGTAACGAAGCTCATAGCAAAAGCATTCTCATTACCTCTTAGGTTCTGCTCTCTAAATACCTCAACACCTCTCTTGAATACCTCTTCTAATTTAGCAGCAGTAACTCTCTTGCCAGGGTTGTTCTTATTGAACTCCTTAGCCATAGATTCAAACTGAGCGATAGGCTTCTCTTCCTCACTTGGCTTATAAGACTTTGCCGAGGCTGACTCTACAGCAGCAATACCTGCCGCTTGCTCAATCGGGTCTATGTTCATTTTGTCGATAGGCTGAACCTGGATAGAAACGTAGATTTTATCCATCAATGGATCATTGTTTCTTCCATAGCCCATCTCCTCTAATTTCTGATTAGGAGTTAACCACCAAGCTCTCTCCAAGTACTGGATTTGCTCTTTTTTATCCTCCTGCAATTCAGGGAACACACCAAGATCGAAGTCAAGGAAATATTTCTTGTTCTCTGACTTATTATAAGGCGCTACAAGCCACTTATTCAGGTCTGAACGTAGTGCAATAAGCTCAGGCAAAATAGCGTCTGAAATCAAGGCTTTACGAGCCTCGTACATGTTGTTATAAGTTTTGTTGTCAGGGTCATTCAGCAACGCAGAGTTAACTCGGTATACGTTACATAACTGACGCAAGTTCATCTTCTGTGAGTCGATGATAGCAAGGTCTACAGGAGACAAGCCAATCTGCTGCCATCCAATCTTAGATGCTGAGATAATAACCTTTCCTCTGCTCTCATTCTTTCCGTACTCTGCATCCCACTTGCGCTGAAGTTCATATGCTTGCTCAGGTGCTAATTGACCATCCTCACTTGCATCGTATAAGATACCCATTGCTCCTGTGTTTTGGAATAACTTCACAGATGCGGTTTGGGCATCATTAGACTGCTGCATAACTCTCAGGGCTGCTCTTAGTGGGGACTGACCGTATAAGTGAGAGCCTTCAGTAGAATAATCAGGATTCCAGTATTTAGTATGGAGAACCTTATCAGCATTAATATCCTGAGAATCGTATTTAGTAGTCAGCGTATATCCACTTACCGGCTCGTATCTGCCATTAGACAAAATACGTACTAAGTGTGCAGGCAATACGTACAACTGACGGAACTTACCTGAATTAGGGCCTGTAACTGGGCCAACACCATAAATGTAGCTGTTACCGGTAACAAGTTTAAATCCAAGAACGTTATCCATAAACTCATAATAACTTTGATAGTCATTAGGATGGAGTAATGTTTGGATGATAGGGTGTTCTTCGCTAACTTCTACTAAAGCCTTAGTTCTTAAAGCAAGTGCTTCTTGAATGTCCTGTGGTTTAGAGATGTTTGCGCTAAATGACTTATATTTCTGGAATGCTCTATCGTCTTTGATCTCATACAGGATAGGAGCAGCAGTAGCCGCTTTTCTTGTAATTAAGTTAACGATAGCATAAACATCAGCATTGTACTGATAGCCTTTTTCAACATACTCTTGGAAGTTATCTTCCCCGAATATTGGAGCCTTGTTAATCTGATTATAAATCATGTTAGCAAAGCCAGGGTCAATACCCTTCTTGATGAAAACTGGCTCTTGTGGCTGCTTAGCCTTTAAGAAGTCAAAAAATCCCATTTAAATTACGTACCATTTACGTTCTTTCCCATACTTAGTAAAAAAAGCACATCTTACAGCATCGAGGCAGTGGTTAAAGGCATCTATTGGAGTATTTGTACTCTCTCCATTTGCCATCACCCATTGGTAATTCTTTACCTCGGTAGCTATGTTCTTACTTCGTTTGGTGTAGAACACGTTATATTCTTTCAGTTTATTTATCCCCGCCAAAACTGAGCCTTTGCCCTTCTTTTGCGGCTTAACATTAAAGTTCATCTTTAAGTCAGCTATTGACTTAGGTTCTGCACTATCTGCATATATTTCTTCATAAGGGCCAACACCGTTTTTCTTTAGGCTGTTAGCAATATCCTTATTTGTCATCCTTTGGCTGTAGAACAATTCGTCAAGGTAAATGTTATCGCCAACCTTAACCATTCTCACACAAGCCGTAGGGTCATTAGTAAATCCAAAGTCCAATCCGTAAAATACCCCATCATCATCAGGGAATACATCGCATTCTTTCCAGTCTGGGTAAACCAAACTTTCAGTTGCCGGCTTAGGATCTTGTTGATAAAGGGAGTTGAAGATGATTGGCGAACCATCCCTAATCTTAATTAATCTCTCTGCGGATTGGCGATCTTCCCATAATGCTTCCCCAACAACCCTCTTATCATACCAACGACTTTCTCCGTCATCCTCTTTTAACGCAGGAAAGGTAATAACCTCCCAGTCATCATCTCTCTTCAAAGCCCGACCAAGCGGGTCATCTGCATCCCATCTCGTAGCAATTAGCAGCTGCTTACCATTGTTTTGTAAACGACTTTCTGCTACAGACACATACCAGTCCCAAACACCTTCTCTTACGTTTAAAGACTTGGCCTCATTCATATCCTTTATCAAGTCATCGCATATCAGCAAATCCACGCTGAATCCTGTCAACGACCCTCCAGTACCTACAGACTTCAAATAACCTCTATGGCCGATAACCTCGAACATATCATTATTCCTTATAGCCTCACCACTTCTCGGTTTAGCAATCTTGGTATTTGGGAATATTTTCTTATACTCAGGAGAGTCAATAATCTTTTGAACTTCCCTGTTGAATCTTGATGCTAAATCGGCTGTATAGGAGGCGATAACAATCTTTAAGTCAGGATTAACACCGAGCAGGTAGGCGGGATATAACTGTGTTGCCAGTGTTGACTTGCCATGTTGTGGCGGCATAGAAATCATTAGCTTTTTACTATCACCGTCACTATACAGCGTCATTAGCGATTCCATTATGTGCGAATGAAACCAAGTAGACGAAAAATCCTTTTTAATAAACCTTACAAAGAACGAAAAGTCATTTCTCGCTAAATCAATAGCGGCTGACTCTAATAATGCACTATCTATCTTCATTTAACACACTCCCCTGTAAAAACTTCTCAGCTAACTGTCTCTTCAAATTCTCATCCATGTCGCTGACATCTACTTTTGTGGTTTGTGTGGCTTCTATCTTAACATCCGTCTTATCCGACCAACCGTAGTGGTTCTTTAGGGCAAATATCGCCATAGTCGCATTAGCTCTGTTAAGTAACGCAGATTCGAAAATTCTATTCTCAAACCTTTGTTTTATATACTCGATTCGCTCAAGTTCGTTATCCAGCTCCCTCCTCTTACACACCTGCTGCAAGCTCTCCCACTTACTCTTAGTAATCCCAGCAAGCTCTAACGCACTTCCCATTGTCATTATAGAGGGATCTTGCGTAACTGACTCTATCTCGTCGATTTTAGCGTTTATATCTTCCAGGCTCATCAGCTCTGGCTTACAGGGCATCAACTTATTCCTATCGTGCCTCGTTAGGTCTTTAGGATCAGCTAACATTTAACCTCCTTATATTTTAAATATCTTAGAGTCGAGTTCTGATAAAGCAGTCTCTAACGTCCAAGGCCCAGCACTACCATTGATAGTACCGATATCAGTTACAGCGAAAGTAATGTTATAATCACCGTCTCTAACATTGATATGGGTTCCTGCATCATTATGCGTCATAACACCATAAAAATAACCCTGCAAGTATACCTTAGGTTTACCGGTCTCGGTAATTAAGATATTCCCATGTTGCAGTTTCTGAAAGTTAATAGCCATATCAATTAATAACTTCTGCTAATATACGCAATATTTTTTACTTTTGCAATAGTAAGTTATCCACAAGTTAATGTATAGGGGTATATAGTGAAAGATGTGGAAAAGTTTATTTCGTTATTTGATAAATTTTACTTATATTTGGAAAGTTTGTTAATTTGACTGGTCGAGAGTCAATGAAGAATTTTTTAGCCCCTGACGGTGGATAAGCTCGACCCTTATTTGCTTGATGGGGTTTCTACTTTATGAGAACATCTAACGATTTAAATAGGAACGAGAAATCCTATATTGAAACATGGAATAATAGAAATATTGTTCTGTCAGAGATTGGAATGACCTATGAGCAGTATCTTAAATCAGACCACTGGTTTGAACTTAAAAAGAAAGCAAGTAGGCGTAAAAGATATAGCCGGTGCGAGATATGCCAATCCAAGTCAATGCTTCAGCTGCACCATAGGCACTATAGATTCCTGATGCACGTAAATGAACTTCACAGTATAATATGTCTTTGCGATAGCTGCCATGGTAATATACATAAGATGGCGAAATCAAAGAATATTTCAGTTAGAGTTGCAACAAACGCAATACTTAGTAAGAATAAGGCAGTTAGTGTTAATTGTTGATAATTTAATTTGCTTTTTAGTAAAAAAATACTTATATTAGCATTATTAAGTCGGTAGGACTATAGCCGAGGAAGATGTCTAAACTTGTAACCCCTAAAAAAAGTCGGAAGTTACTTGGATCGAGTAAATATGGTTATGACCTATCTTTAGACAACATAGCCTGTAAAGAGTTTGATGGGGGGGGGGTATTTTTCTCTTAGCAACCATTATTATATAACTCTATCTATGGGCGATCGTAGACGACGAATGTCGGTGAGAGCGACTTAAATAAAATATCTATCATCTAAGACTTTATGCGAGTTGTGTTGTATCTGGAACAACTATCCAATTTCCTACCTATATAATTTTTGGCCTATCTATTTTCTGAATACCTATCTGATTCCTGATTTAATATTCCCCTACCTTTATTTTATACTGCTATATGAGTTATATTTAATACAGTCCTAAATACCTGTGGGTTGTATAATTGGGGTAGAGGGCGATTGCAAAAAAACTTTTGCTAAGATTTTTTTTATTCGGATCCAACTTAGTCACCGGTCACTAACTACCAAAATTGAGATAAACTCAGGTTTATTGATGGAGTTACCTACCCACCATCCATATCCTAAATGCAATCGCAATAAATTGCCTCGAACTGATCAGTTTCAAGCTCAAAACCAAACTTAACTTAAACGCAATCAATTGAACTAAAAACTAAATTGTCATAGAAATGTCATGTTGTGATTTTATTATTTATTTTATTTGGTATATGAGATATAACTTGTATATTTGGTTATAGAAACAACACAGACAAACAAGATAGAGATCTAAAACAAACAAAAACAGACAAAACAAACAGACAAAACAAACATTAAAACCAAATTATCATGACAACTTTAATCACATTCGCAGCAGTATTATTCGTAGTAGCTTTAGCCTTAGTAGTAGTTAACCTGGTTAACGAGATTATTAAGGTAGTATCTATCCAAAGATTAGTAGCTTATCTATTTGCTATGTTTAGCGGAAGCTTTTTACTAATGGGCATTGTGGGTATTGTATCTAATCTATTTTAAAAATCTACTTTATAATTACTAACATTAACCAAACAACTAATTATAACAATCATGGAAACAGTATTATTCTTATCAGGTGTATTTGCATTATTCTTCTTAATTGGATCTGCAATCGTATTAGTAGCTGATTATATTAAGAGCAAGATAAACTAAGCTTAACTGAAGAGACTTTAATAGTCGAAACGTCCTTAGGGGCGTCTTAAGCAGAAGAAGATAGGTGAGATTATTAATACCTGCTTTTTGTTCTTTGACATGCGGAAAATGGAGAGTCTAAAACGGATAGGCTAAGGTTCAAGTCCTTACTCTCCACGACGTTTTTCATGCGTTAGTTTAATTAATTTGGTTATTTATTTTATCAGGTGGCTTCGTCCTTAATCGGTATATACCGGCCTGGTAATTTAAATCTATATTAATTATGACAATTTTATGACAAAACTTTATATTCTTATTTTCTTATATATGATATTAAACCTATATTTACATAACAATTAAACCAAACAACAACATGAACAACAAAATCAAAAAAGAAGATCTTTCTCAGATGGAAGAACTTTTCTCAGCTGCTAATTACAAGCTGTCTAACCTGGAGATTATATGCGCTCCTTACAATTATGGTGAAGAGGTAGAATTTGAGGTGTATGTGGGAAGTGATGTTGCACCTTACTACTTCTATGTGCCTGTCGATGTATTCGAGAAATGCTTATCTAAGTTTATGGATGAGAATGATGTTATCTCTTACCTTGCAGATGAGCTTGTATCATTTCAAAAGCAAGATCTAAAAGACTTAGGAGACATCTACTGGTATAATGAGTTAGCCCCAGAGAAAGAACAACTGGAAGCCGCTCATTATATCTTAACTAATTTATTCACCGATTTATTTTAAGACCATGAAGAAGATTAAAATTTCCGAAGCTATCAATAAAAAGCATCAATACATTGCCAGATTTGTAAAGAAGGATGGTATGGTAAGATCAATTAGATTCCGTACTGATGTTATCTCTGATAATCCAGGCGGACTTAGTTATGACCCAAACTCTAAAGGACTAAAGCTTGTTTGGGATACCGATGCAAAAGGATGGAGAATGATAAATGTATTAACAACTTATGAGCTTATTGTAAAGGGTAAAAGATTGCTAAATAACGAGGCTCAAGCAAAATTAATTGAATTATGAACAGTAAAGAACAAAGTGGATTGGTAGCTGGGATTTGTTTCCTGGCTATATCCTTAATCTTAATAATTATTAAATTATGGTACTTATTGGAGATTTAGTAATGTGTATGTGTGAGTATGAGGATTGGTATACCGACGGAGGTGATAAAATTAACGTTCCAAAGCTCGGAGAGATATACACCATCAGAGAAATACAACACATATCAAACAAAGTAAAGGCCGTAAGGTTTGACGAGATAACCAACATAAAAATAGACTCAGGCGATGGTAGAATGATTGAACCATGTTTTGAGTGTGGATGTTTCGACAAAATACCGGAGGCAGATTTAAAAGAACTTAAACAATTATTAAAATGACACCAAAAGAAAAAGCACAACAATTAATAGAGCAATATTATTCTGTTTTAGGCGGTATAGAGCCAAAAGATTGGGAATACTTTCATAAAGAAAATGCTCGTGTTTGTGCATTAATTGCAGTTGATGAGATAATGATAATACTACAAAGATGGGATGCATTTAAATTTAAAAAATCACCTGAGTTAATTTATTGGCAAGAAGTCAAACAAGAGATAGAAAAGTTATGAACCATGTACAAATCAGAGGCTTTAGGAAGCCGACAAAATCAATGAAGCTAATTATAGATGAGGGCATGACCCCAATGGAGAAGGCAAGACTCAGATACTATCAGCTTTTTGAGAGACAAATGCTAATCAATGCAGAAAGAAAAGAAAAAATAAGCTATTTAAATGAACTTAAACAATTAATAAAATCAATATGAAAATCACAGTAGAAAATGGCGAGAAAATTAGAAGATCACTCGCAAAAATGAAAATCCTTAACAGACTTATGGAGTTCGAATATCAGATGCATATGCCGGACATCGCAAAGTCAAGTTTAGTTAGAAACCACATTGCAAAAATGAGAACATCAATCGAACAAGTCCACATGAACTTAAATCATGTAATTAAAACAAGTGAGAAAGACGTATTAGATGAGTTCTGCGGAGAGTTAATGGATTCCATTGAGATTCTATCATGCATGAGCTTAGAGTCGCTTAAAAGCTTTAATAATGACATGAGAAGGTTTCTTGAAGAAGTAGAGTTTGCTGAAGCTGAGGAGGTGCAAGATGAATCTTAGTGATTATAGAAAAAACCGCAACCTTTCGCAGGTAGAGGTAGCTAAACGCATGGGAGTAACTCAAAGCTTTGTCAGCTTGATCGAGAAATCAAATAATCCGACAGTAAAGACGCTAAGGGCTTACTTCAACGCAATGGGATATAAATTAACAATCGAGCCTAAATTTGAGGGATACCAGGCCCTCCTAAAAAGAAAAGAACAATGAAATTTGCATTAGGAACAATCATCTTAACATTTCTCGGCTTTGTTGCCGGTAGAGTCTACCAAATACTTTCCGATAGGAAGTACGGTTATCTAAACATCTATAAGCGTGGCGAGTTGTACTACTCCAAAACATTATGGGAGACAAAACTTGAGGCTGACTTTGAGGCCGCAGGTGAACCAGACTTTGTTCGGGTAATCAGAATAAAATTATAATTATCCACATATTTAATCAATAGTTAAACAATTTAATTTGCAAATCTAAAAACAAAATCGTAACTTTAAGAGTATGAAAGAGTTAATCAAAAAAATGGTTGCAATCCAGTCAGAACTGAAAGCACCAAAAAACCAAGTCAATTCCTTCGGTAAGTACAAGTACAGAAGCTGTGAGGACATTATCGAGGCTGTAAAGCCATTATTAGCAAAGCAGGGATTGTACATGAATATCTCAGATGAGATTGTAGAAGTTGGAGGCAAAAACTACGTAAAGGCGGTTGCTACAATTTACGATGGAGATAATCAAATATCAGCTTCGGCAGTTGCTCGTGAGTCAATAGATAAGAAGGGTATGGATGATGCGCAGCAAACCGGGGCGACAAGCAGTTACTCTCGAAAATATGCACTCAATGGGCTATTCGGAATTGATGATACAAAAGATGCAGACGCCACAAATGATCATGGCAGACCATCCCCCGCAGTAAATTCAATTAAACCTTCTAATAACTTCTTGTAATGAAAGATAATATTTTCTTAGCCTGGGTATTACTTATATCCACATTCCTGATTGCCGGTAAGGCGATTGGAGTTTTAAATATCGGATGGTTATTTGCATTCGCTCCTTTGCTTCTTATGATAGCATCAATTATAGTTATTGTTATAGCGGCAATAATTTTCATGAAAGTTCAAGATAAAAAGGATGGAGACGAACTCATTTAACATCCCACATGGTAGCGAAGAATGGTACAACTCAAGAAGAGGTCGATTTACGCCAAGTGAGCTTCACCGGTTAATGGTAGAGCCAAAGGTAAAGAGTGAACTTCTATCGGTTGGAGCTATTAGCTACATAAAGGAAAAACTTGCAGAATCTTTAATATCTGATATAACAATAGAAAATGAGTTCCAAGGAAACGCAGCAACAGCATGGGGCAACGCATATGAAGACGAGGCGATCAATATCTTTGCCGATCAAAGCGATACGGAGATTATCAAACCTGGGTTTATCATTAAGAATGATTTTTTTGGTGGTACGCCTGATGGAGTATCTGCTGATAATAGCTTTGGTATTGAGGTTAAGTGTCCTTACAATCCTGCTATTCACCTGGATAACCTATTGCTTAGTCCTGATGAATTTAAGAAGGCTCGTAAAGAGTATTACTGGCAGATTCAAGGCTATATTTACCTAACAGGAATTGATGATTGGTATTTTATAAGCTATGACCCCCGCCAAACTCATTTATGTATCAAGTATCTCCAGATAAAAAAGAATGATCAAGATATCGAGTTAATCGATAAAAAACTTAAATTAGCAAACAATTACAAACAACAATTATTAAACAAGTTAAAACAATGAGTACAGAAAAGAAAAACACACAGTATTGTGGAAGTGCAAAAGAGTTAGGTTCAGATTTGTTAATCGAGCTTAACATCGGACAGCTTAGAGAGATTTTAGGCAATCCAGATAACGAGCAATTCCGTTCAAAGTGGGTAGGTAAGAATGGTGTAGAGCAGGAAACAATTAAGCTAAAGGCCGTTAAACGCAAAGAGGCTCAAGGTTTCTCAACCCACTTCTTATGCCTAAATGATTATGTAAAGCAAGATGGAGACAAGAAAGTACAAGAAGAGGACGATCTCCCTTTCTAAAGCCACATTCGAGGATGACTATCGTTGGGAATTAGCCTTCGAAGCCATTAAGGAATTAACAGGAGCAAGCCCGAACGCCATTCGTAGGTCAAGTAGGGTAGCTCCACTTCCTGCCGTTAGAATGATGCTGGCTTATCTTATGTATAAGGAATTGTATATGACTCCGGACTACATAGCAAAGCAGATAAATAAAGACCGTACAGCAACTTACTATTATTTAAATTCCTTTGAACAGTACAAGCATGATGCCCCATACAAAGAATATTACGAGGCCTTTTTGGATTTGTTTTATAGAAAGGTAGCCATGTTGGGATACACCTGCAAATGTTGCGGAGCCTTAGAGCCTGTAATGAAAGGAGATAAACCATTAAAACCAAGCAAAGATGAGGGTAATTAATTTCAGCGGAGGAAAGACTTCAGCCTTAATGACAATACTTCTAAAGCCAACGCAAGATGATATTGTTTTATTTACCGACACCGGAAGAGGACACCCATTAACTTATAAGTTCATTGATGATTTCGAAAAAAATGAAGGTATAACTGTTAAAAGGATATCTTATGATGGAGGATTTGAGGGTATGCTGGAGAAAAACAAATTCCTACCAAACCCAATGATTCGAAAGTGTACTGTTGAGCTTAAAATAAAAACAGCAAAGAGATATTTGAGATCAATAGGCATACAAAGATTTGATAGTTACATTGGATTCAGAGCCGATGAAGAAAGACGAGTAAAGGGTTATAATCAGATTTATAAAAAGGTTACACCGCATTTCCCTCTTTTCGATATGGGCATAACAAAAGAAGATGTTAATCAATATTGGCTATCAAAAAACTATAATCTTGAGATACCATCAATTCTCGGTAACTGTGATTTATGCTTTCTTAAAGGTAAAAATTCTATAATAACAATACTTCAACACTATCCAGATCTTGCAGATAAATGGATTGCAGATGAAAAAAGAATTGGAGCAACATACTTTAAAGACATAAGCTACGAGGAATTACTTAATTTAGCACAAAAACAATTATCTTTATTTGAATTAGAAAAACAATTACCTGCATATTCTTGCAGTTGTACAAATTAAAACCAACTAAAAATGAAAACCTATAGACCAATCACACCAGAACAAGTAGACACATTAATTGATATTTCAGCTCAGGAATTTTGCGCAAATGTATATGATGTTATAGTTACGACTAAGAAGACAGCAAATATAGTAGACTGCAAGAGGGCTATTTACTTTATCCTGAAGACTGAATTTTATTATAGCGAGCATCACATGACATCTGTTCTACCATTTAAAGTCCATAGAACGACTATCATGTATCAGAACGAGCTTACTGACTTCTTCTTATCTACTGATCCTATCTTTACCGATAAATATAAAAGAGTTTTCGAGAGATTTACAGGCCGTCAATATACAAGGCCATTGCCAAGAAAAAGTAACTCAGAGGAAAGAGCATCTAAGTTTAAGCCATTATACGCTTATTATACCGATGATATGATTGTAAAGCTTGGAATATCTGCGAGAGAGAAAATTAAGTATCTTTCCGATGATTTTAAGGACGAAGTAAAGCTAATGGCTAAACAAGAATTTACCTATTACCGTATTTACAAGGATATGGGATGCAGTAAAAAAGTTGTGGATTTAATCCTAAACGAGAAATAAATAATTAAAAAACCAAATTAAATGACAGGATATTACTACACATTACCGGCTACAATATTCTACGACAAAAACCTAACACCACAGGCCAAATTGCTTGCTTGTTTGATAGCTAATTTTTGCGATAGATATGGTGTATGTACGGTAACAAATAAGCATCTCGGAGATGTCTTAGATCGCTCTGAAAGGAGCCTTTCTCGTCTTGTATCTGAGCTTGAAAATGAAGGGTATATAACGGTTCAAATCGATGTCTTGGATAACTCAAAAAGGTTCATAAAACTGACCAAAAAGATAGAGTCAGAACCCACGACAAAAATGTCTACCCCCCACGACAAAAATGACGTACCCCCACGACAAAAATGTCTACATAATAATAATATATATAATAATACTAAAGATAATATTGTTCAGGAGGTTTTGAATCATTTAAATCAGGTGACAAATTCTGACTTTAAAAAGACAAACCAAACGACGGTAAAGTTTATAGGAGGACGAGTTAACGATGGGTATAAGCTTGAAGACTTCATAAGAGTTATTGACGTAATGAATGAGAAATGGAAGGGAACTGATTACGAACAATACCTAAGACCATCAACTTTATTCAGACCGGATAATTTCGAAAAATATATTAACTTTGCTAACAAGGCAAAACAAGAACCACAAAAACCAAAAATCAAAGCATAATGACACGCATCCAACCACATAACATCGAAATAGAAGAACAGGTGTTAGGTATAATCCTAAACAACCCAAAAGTATTCGTTACAGCAATAAACATTATTAACGCAAATTGTTTCTACAGAAATGAACACCAGACTTTATTTAACTCTTTTGTTAGCCTCTATTCTCAAAGCAAGCCAATCGACTTAATATCAGTAACCAATCAGCTAAGGAATACAAATAACTTAGACAACGTTGGTGGTAACTTCTTCCTGATGGATCTAATGGAGCGAGCAAACTCTTACTCATCTTTCGAATATTTCTGCCATGTATTACTCGAGCTTCATGAGCGTAGACAAGGTATTGAGAAGTCTGCAAAGCTAATTGACAGCCTATATGACCTATCTACAGATCTTGACGAAAACATGGTTATTGCAAACGAAGTCGTTTTAAGCCTCTCTAACGAAGTATCTAATGTCGGTGGAATAGAATTATCTCAAGCGCTAATTGAGTTGATTAGAGAGCAGGAAAATGAGCTTAAAGGAGAATTCTCGGGATGTAAGAGTAGATACACTGATTTAGACAAGATTATTGTAGGCTTTAAGAACCAACAAGTAGCCGTATTGGCCGGTAGACCTGGGATGGGCAAAACTACCTTCGGAATTAATATTGCTTATAGGCTTGCAAAGTACGACAATGCCCCTGTAGGATTTTTTAGCTTAGAGATGAGTAGCGTAGAGCTTACCAAGAAGTTTGCAGCTATAGAATCGCAGATTTGTAACTCACGTATCACCACATTGCCGGAGAAGCAGTTAGTTGACTACTTTAAGTTATCTCAAGGTATCGCTAACCTACCAATATTTATTGATGACAAGCCAGGTGCAACAATAGACGAGATTAGAGCAAGGGCAATCACAATGAAGAGACGCCATGACGTTAAGTTGATAGTTATTGACTACCTTCAGCTAATTACAACAAAGTCAAGAAGCGGGAATAGAGAGCAAGAGATTTCTGAGATTAGTAGAAAGGTGAAGTTATTGGCCAAAGAATTGAATATTCCGATTATTGCTATCTCCCAGTTAAGCCGTCAGGTAGAACAATCAGACCCTAAAGTACCTTTCTTGCATCACCTTAGAGAATCAGGAAGTATTGAGCAGGATGCCGATATGGTATTGATGCTATGGAGGCCGGAGTACTACGATTATCCTGAGTTTGAGTTTGATGGACAGATGATAGGTTCAAGGGGAATGGTGGTTACTTATGTAAGGAAAAATAGGAATGGAGAGACTGGGAAAGCCCTTATGAAGTGTAATCTTGCCTATTCAAGCTTTTACGATAATAATGTGGATAATTTCATGCCAATAAATACAGATTTTTAGTTTAATTTAGTTGAAATAATTTAAAGATGGATCAGAACAAAGCAATTCAAGTATTAGTAGAGGTAGCATTAGTTGCCCAGGCTAAAGGTATACTGTCATTGGATGATGCGGTATTAGTAAAGGAGGCTATAGATGCCTTTAAGTTGCCAGAAGAAGTGAGCGGAGATGACGCTAAAGAGGATTAATTACAATATTGAGATTCTCGAAACGCTAAAGGATTATCTTTTGGCTAATCCAAACATTAGGTTCTGTCAGGCACTCTATAACCTTAAAATAGTCGACAAGCAGGATAGATTTTATGAAGAGTCCTCAAAAACATTGTCAAGGGTTAAATTAAGTTTAGAGGATGATGACGAAGAAGATTTTATATGAGGTTCCTGAGAGCTTGATAGGATCGGTTTGGAAATTCAACAATTCAGGTGGCTGTGAAGTCGAACTGGTAAATGTTAGTAAGGCGGTTGGTAGGAGTTCCGGTAAAATTCTTACCTTCCGTCACCTTACTTACGATAAGCCTAACTTTACAACAAACGAAGAAAATTTTAAACGCTCATTTATTTGGGCTGAAAGGATAAAATGAAAGTATTAGAAGCATTGGCAGACGAGATTAAAAAGAATAAGCAGATTGAGGCATTAATGCAACTCAAAAAGCAGAAGGAGCATGAACTAAGAGAGATTAGATTGACCCTAAGAAAATTAATTCAAAGATGACAATATCACATGACGATATGGATTGGTGGAAGAAAAATGCAAGTGTAAGCTCTGACATTACAGAGAAAGATGTGGAGGTATTTATGAATGCTATAGATACAGCAAAGAAGGCAAGGGTATTTGATACCGGTTCTCAACGTGATGACGATACAAACAAGCCATTACCTAACCACTTACCTGCATACGCAAGATTAAGATATGGGTACTTGCTTAGACAAGGTGCAAGGAATTATAATAAAGGTAATTGGAGATTAGGACAGCCAACTGAGACTGCACTTGAAAGCCTTCATCGTCATTTAGCCAAGTACGAATTAAATATGGAGCTTGGTTTAGAGCAGGATGAGGATCACCTATCTGCTATTATATTTGGATGTGTTCTAATTATGCAGAACGAGATGAGAGACGGAATAGATGTGGATAAATACTTTAAAAAGATTTCTGTTTAATATGTATATTTATAGTGTGGTTATCGCTCGGTAGATTTTTGGATTTGGTTTACTACTGGGTAAAAGATTGGGGGCTTATCGCCCCCTTTCTCGTTTATACCCGCTCGATTTCTATTGTAAGCCTATCTTCACCTTCCTCGTAGGAGTAGACTAACTCCTTAACATACCTGACATTATCATCCTTAAATATCTGACCTTTCGCAAGATCAAGAAAGCATTTAGCCCAAAGCCCGCACTTATTGTCTAAATCCCAATTCTTTAAGTTTCTCCTGTAGGTTATTTTTATTCTTACCGGCTCTTCTATCATGCCAACATCTGAAAACTCCTTACACCATAGGAACTGCTTTAATTCCTGAACTATTCTCTGACGTACTGAGTAATGTATTCCTGCATAGATAGCATTATAGCCGAGGTATATCTTTCTCTTCTTTACCTTCCCTATCTCAATAAATGTAGGTGGGTTATCGTAGACGAGTTTTACCATTTCTTATGTTTATCAGTATGCTCATTACCTCATCAATCTCAGAGGTTATTTTCTCCTCAAGCGCATACTTTCCTGAAGCATTACTATCGGCTATAATAGACAAAAGCTCTGCCAGGTTTATAACGTAGCTCTGGAGGTCATCAAATGCCTCAAACCCACTCTCCTCTTCTTTCTCCTTTACAACCATTCTATTTTAGAACCTAAGTCCATAGGGATAAATAAAGCTATACGGCCGTCAATTACAATACCACAACCCAAAGTAGGTTTCTTGGCATATACTTTACCATAGGCCATGGCATAAGCTCCTACATCAACACCACATCCTACATTCATACCAAAAATAATATCTCTGTCGCTTGCAGAATAACTAACACCACCAAAGCTGTGGATATGGCCGATAACTGTAGATTGACGATTATCTCTTGCTCTATTTATCGCACCTTGCGCACCACTACTCCCTGTACCATGTTGGTAGATAACATTGTCAATTTCATGTGAATGCTTCCAAGTCCAACCTTCAGGGTATCCCATCATTTCATTATAAGTCTTAAACATAGCCTTTGGTAGGCCCGCTGTCTGTAACTTACGATGGGGGAGACTCGAATGGTTTCCTATACACCCATAAACCTCGGGGAAAGCTTTCCACCACTGCTCATGTTCCTTACGAGCTAAATCAAGCTCACTACCAGCTGAATGGCCATCAGGATCACTCTCATGATAACTAATAGCGTGAAAGTCAGTATCGTCCCCAATGTCAACAATCGTGTTAACCTGGAACTTGTTAAAGACTTCATAAACAAATTTAAAATAATCAGGATGAGTAAATGGAGCATGGCGATCACCAATAATACCTACGACATTTGAGTTTCTAAAGCTCTTTACTAAGTCGTACTCACCAGAGTTTAATCTTGGACGAAACATAAGTTTTTAGTTTTTGATTTAACACTAAGGTAAGAACTATAATGCTAATAATCAAGAAAATAAAAAAATCTTTATAATTAAAGTTTCCCTTGGCGACAATATTTTTATCCTTTGCCTTCATATACACATTCCTATACTCTACCTTTTTCTCATATATCTTTACAGGAACGCTTTTCTGGCCGGTAATTGACGATAGGTAGTACATGCCATTAGAATACTCTATAACGACCGAAGATGACCCTCTTTTAAGCGTAAAGGTAGTGTCTCTTAGCGGTTGCTTGAAGCTATATTGGGTTGTATCTGACTTTATAGTAATAACCGTATCAACAAAACGCTCAGTAACAACTTTAGTCTTGTCGATATAAATGCTATCCGTCTTGGTTACTATCCTTGTTTTAAATATACCACAAGAAGATAATAGCAATAAAAATAATAGACTACTTAGCGCCCGCATCTTTCGCAGCAATTAATCCTAATCCTGTGGCAATAGCAACACCTGCATCAGCCCAACTTGCCTTTCCTAAAAATACGCTAACGGCAGAACCAATCATAAGCCCCCACCCGAATAAGCTCGTTTTCCAGTTTTTACCAAATATCTTTTTCATCTTCTTTTTCTCCTACTAATTTATAAGCATTCAATACCTCTTCAATCGACTTTTCTATTTGTTTTTCTATATCATTATTAGATTCAGATAGTGGATGGGATAAGCAATAGTCATTCAGCATGCAAGCTACCATATTGAGTCTGTCCATCAATTCTAAATAATGGCCTTTGTTTATATCCAGCATCAGCCCTGCCCCCTATATTTCTTTCTATAGTTTTTAGAGCCTTTAATCTTTGAGTCACTCTTCTTATGACGATTAGGTCTCTTAACCTTTGGCTTCTTCTTGAATAGCCTTACATCACTGATTTTTGCCTTAGCCATTTTTTCTTATAATCTCTAATTCGTGAACATCTTTACCGAGAAGTGCGGTCAACTTCTTCTCCATAGATCCGTAAATCCAGTTGGTTATATTTCTAACTACCGGATGAACCTTATTTAAATTTCTTTGATGAGCTACAAGTATGCAACCTTCGCTATCGTGATGGGTATTACCACCATGGAATCTAATACCCTCAAAACCCTTAACATCATGCACCAGAGGCATTAGTCTTTTAAAGCGATTAGAAGGCGTTACAGAGACTTTGTACTTTCCGGTAGGGATTGCTGTCTGAGCCTTAACCTTACGAGCTTGTACATCAGCTAATGCGTTCGTTTGCTTTAGTCCCCTGTCCTTGTCTTCTAACGTATAGCAGAAGAACTTTCCGTCAATATATAAACTACCAAGTGTTTCTGTTGGAGTAAGATACTCCCTTACTAATTTTAATTTCATTTCGATAATAAGTCTTTAATAAAATTCAATATGCCTAAGCCAACAAGTGTAACCAGTGCGTAGAAGTAAGACTTGTACTTCTTTAAATCTGTCTCAAGAGCCTCTACTGATTTCTTTGTCATGTTATAATCTTCTACAAGCCCACGTTGATCAGGGAACGAAGAATTGCCGGCCAATAGGGTATGGACATCCTTAATCATCTCCTTTAGTTCGGTTAATTCCTCCTTTATGGTTTCTATCTCCTGAGCCATAACGTCTAATCTATTTTTTTCGTGAGCCGTCATTGCTTTTCATTTATTATTCTATTCTCAAAAGTATATGACGTATCATCAGTAAATTCACATGAATATAATATGGAATCTTGACTTGCGTTTTTAAAATCCATTTTATAATCTAACAGTATAAAGTTATTTTCGGGAAGTGACTCTATTGTATAAGAATATTTACTTCCTATTTGATTAAATTCTGATTTATATGACCCCATTATACTTGCATTAATAAGGCCTATATTCTTTTGAATGGATTTACCTATCTCTGGCTGTAAATATCGATTCCCTAAATTATTTTTATCAGGAATGTAATCATAATACTTATCAAGTAATATATTGCCTATTATAGATGAATAAGCCTTACCTACAGTACCAGATGTATAATTATCAAAAAGTTCATAGTTAAAAAATGTAGATATGGCATCTTGGCTATAAATCTCTTTATTATTATAAGCCGTATCAAATGAATTTTTAGATGTAGCATTATTGTATTCGACATCTTGTATAACACCCTTATATGTTTGCAATACAGCCCAGCTCAAATAAAGTGCCTCATCTCCTGTTGTTCCACTTGTCCATGGTGATAATATAGTTAAAAATACAGTTCCATCATTTGGGATACCCACATTCTTAACATCTACATTTTGAAGATTATTTGATGCATCTCTTGTTGTAGTCCATGTTCCATCCGGTTTTAAATATTTAAAAGAATCAATACCTGCTAAATTTTTATATTTTAACGTACAATAAACCCTTGTAAAGCATTCAGATGTTGGAAAATCAAGAACTAAATAAAAGTCATTGTAAATATTAGTTGATACCGATATCAAATCTGAAACAGAAACTTTTAACTCTTCGGTCATTGTAACATTTCTATTCTCGTCTATTGTTGTTTGACCGGAATACGGTGTTAACTTATGTCCATATCTATAAATAATACCTGTTCCTGTATCATAAGAATATATAGATCTATCTTGCTCTGGATCCCTTAATGTATCAGGTGCATATTGCCATCCTACAAGTTTATTTTGAGTCATACTTCTCGATAAATCGTATCCGTTGAAATATGAATTGATATTATTTGTTGTTATCGGGGCCTTGGATATTATATCGAATGATTTATAAGGAAGAGATAATTTAATTTCCTGTGTTCTGTTTATATTCCTAAAGGTTGAAGAATTTAATGCAACTACACTATCTGTTTCTGTTACATCAGCTATATATGTACCGGTAGTCCCATTATATCTTTTATATACTCTTGATGATTCATTAACTAATTTATCAAATGAACTTATATACACATATCCATTAGCCTGATAAACCATCAATCCAAATTGTGAACATAATTCAGTTAATATTCTTTGATATGATTTATATTCACCAAGTTTATTTAATAATGCATTCTTTAGTATATATATATTATCGTATTCTAAATTTACATTTTCCGCAACACCGAGTGAATTTATATTTCCACCGGCCTTGTACATTGTATATGGGAAGTTTACTCTTATTTCATAACCAAGATTAGCATTTAATATAGAATTGATTAATAAATCCTTTAATGATATCCTATCTATGGCATTGAATGAAACTTCACGTTCGGTAGCTGTAACTTGAAATTCTGCCGCATTCAGTAATGCAAAGTCAGAAAATGTTAAATCGAAAACCATTGGCTTTATATCCGTAAATGTAATATCAGAAGATGGAACATACCACCCCTTCCATTTTACATCATAGGTACTCAATTCATTTTTTTGAGTTAGTTCCAAATAAAAAGTATCTGGATTAGCCAAAAAGAATTCCTGTATATTTAATACATTCCCGTTCCATAGACCCACATATGATTCCCAGTTATCATTTATATCTTCCCAAAATCTAACATCATCACCAACAGTTAGTAAGCTCAATGTAGCCTTAGAGGCAATTATTGGTCTATAGCTTGAATCTCCGGTTCTGTCCGTTTCTATTGTTAAAGGAGACCCTGTCATGTCAAGGTCGAAAACCTCATCACTGTAATCCTTTTTATAGATTGTAGCTATATATTGTTGTGTCGTATTTTGGTATACGTCAGAAAATGCTACCTTATATTTAGCTCCGTATGGCATTAGTAATATCCGTTTCTATTTTTATCTGCTCTCTTAAGTAAGATAGCTAAATCATTACCACTAACTCTTGTTTCTGCAATCACAGCACCTACTTGACCGCCACCAATTGTATTTGCCAAGATACCTTGTAATTTATCTAATGGAGCAACAATCTCTGGGTTTGACCTTGCACCTGGATACTCTCCGATTAATGCCCTTGTTGGAGTAGATACAATCCCACCTGAAGCCATTTCTCTGCCTCCGCCCAAGTTTAATCCACTAAGCATACCAAATATTGATTTAAAATCAGTTTTATTTGATTTAGGGAATATAGATCCAAGTATTAATGATAAAATGGCTGCTGCGGCTATTGCTGCAATTAACTTCTTAATCATATTACCAATCGCTTTGATAACACCAGAAAAACTCAGATTGCCGGTTTCTAACATTACCGAAAATGCATTTACCAAATCTCCACCAACGGCTTGAACCAAGAATTTTACAGATTCGTTTGCCTTTTTTTGTTGTTCATCAAATAATGAAAAAGTTCCTACAAGATCTTGATATATTACATTGCCCTGTGCCTGAACTTCATTGTTTTGCTGAGTTACACCAACTGTTTTTGCTATTAAATCTATCTGTTCTCTGGTAGCTTCATTTACAGATGATGTAGATTTTTTGGTTTTTTCATTAGATAAGCCAAGCGCAGTTATTTGACTATACACTCCCTTCAGTTGAGACTCAAGGCCACTCATTGTTGTTTTAAGCTCCTTAGTTCTTGACGTGAATGCCTCTAACCCAAATTTATTTAAACCAGCTTGAGCACCTTTTGTAAAATCAGCTATTGGATTTCCTTGGCCCGTGAATGGATTTAAGAAGTCTAAAAATGATTTCCAGTATACTTTTGCTTTATCCAATAATCCGGCCTGCTCTGCAAGTGGTGTATTCTGCAATTTAAAAGCCTCTGTAGATAATCTTGAATACTCATTTGCTATTGCTGTAGCCTGAGCATTAAGTAACATACTTTTTGTTAATCTATCTACGAGATTTGATGTCTTTTGAGATGAAGCTCCCGCTACCGTTAGATTACCATTAAATTCTTTGTATTCTGCATTTATTCTATTTACAGCATCTTGTCTTTGACGCAAACTAAGTGTCTCATCTTGGGCTATTGATAATAATGATTTTAAAGCTAATGCATTCTTATTAGCCTCACCGGTCCCCTTAGCCAATTCATTATTAAAATCCTCGGATGCCTTTTTTGCGTACATCATTGTATATGCAACCACAGTCAAAGCAGCCGTAATTACAGATCCAGCAACTGATAATGCAGCACCCAAACCCTTTGAAACATTAGACATCAATACCAACTGATCAATAAGTATCGGAATGTTGTTTGATATTGCAAGCAAGCCAAGACCGAAATCGTTTGCAAAGAAACCGGCATCCCTAATAACCTGACCAAAAGCAAATGCAACCAATCTGCCCCTACCAGCCTCATTATTCATTTTACTCATGCTGGCTGCAGCCTCATCTGTGCTACCCTTAAACTTGGAAAGGGTTTGCTCTACTGACTTTAATCTGCTATTTAGGTCGCTTATGTCTGCGGTTATCTTGACCTGAAAATTACTATCCATTCTTGTCTAATTTCTTAACAACCTCCTCGAAGTCGTCTTTTGTTATTGGTTCTTGTTTAGGCTTTTGGGGTTTGCCTATTTTATCTGTCCACAATGGGAGTATTTGGTCTGGCTTCTTTTGGTCTTGTTTTTTACTAACATTAGAGTTATAAATCATCGACACAATAGTCCTTGTATGCTCCCAATCTTGGGTTTTTCTTTTGATCTGACCGTAAGCATAACGATTGTAATTAGCCCATGTCATATCGAAGAATTGGTCGGGAAGAAGCCCTACTTCACATATAGCAAAGTCTACGACCTCTTCCCATCCTATTTTTTTGGCGATTTACCGCCTTTAGAATTAGATTCGATTGCTTGTTGTATTTCAGTAACTCCCTGTGTGGCTTTAACAGACTCTTCAAATACTTGAGTAATTTCTGTAATTTGTGAGATGGGCATATCATCAACCCAAGTAACTACATCCTCATAAGTAAAATCCTCTGTCTCCTTTTTGATAAAGCAATTATTTTTTAATCCGCAATAAACCAAATCAGCACATAGCTTAATAGGGTTCTGCTCATTAAACTCTACCACACCGGTATTGTTAATTTTTGAATACTCGATTAGTGCGTAGTTGCCAAATTTAACACCACGCTTTTTACCACCTAATTCTAATTGAATGTAACCTGTCATAATTTTTTCTCCGTTAAATAAATGTGGTTATCGCTCGGAGATAATTAAATTAGGCTACAGTTCCTTGAGTCAATGCGCCAGTACCTTGGAAAGATACGCTCCAGCCTGAAGGGCTCTCCATATCAGCAGTCTGAGAGATTGAAGATACGAAAGCACTACCGCTAAGTTTCATGTCTCCTGAAGTAGAAGTAGCAAACTCTACAGTTACAGCGGTACGAGCGATCAACATAGCAACAAGCTCATCAGTCTCTACAGAAGCAGAAGTTGCGTAATCGATTAAACCATCAGATGATAAAGTCCAAGAACGTACACCTGCGAAGAACTCGCTCCATCCTTGAGAATCTTTTGTAGTTGCATCAGGTAAATCAACACTGATCTCCATAGATGCTGTAGTAGCTTTAAGAATTGGGTTTCCACCAACCTTGATAACTAAATTTGTTCCGTTAATTAATGCCATTTTGTTGTTATTTTAAATTGTTTTTAATATTAAACTTGACGTGATAATGCTGTTTGGTAATCCTGTACAATAGAGTAGAATACAAGCGCTTCCGCCCCAGTTAGTCCAGTACCTATACTTGCAAAAGCACACTGCTTATTTGTTTTATAGAATTCATTATTAGGTAAATCACCTGCATTATTGCTACCTAAGTACAAAGGCGCTGCTATAGTACCAGCATACGAAGAGCCTGATGTATTAGACGCAACCTCGGATCCATTTTTATAAAGCTTTTGAACCAATGAAGAATTCCTTGACCCCAAATAGAATCCAGTACCATTATTATTCACATAATCTGCAGATCCTATATTCATAGCACAGCTTGCATTATTGCTTGCGTCCCTAATCTTTAAATAAACATCATACTCGCTACCAGGCGTACTTAAATCAGATGCCCCAATTGCATTATCGAAATAAGGAGATGCTTCGCTTGTTCTGCTATAATAAGAAATATGTAAGCTCGAAGCGGATTTATTGCTTATAAATGTATTGCTATATGCATCAATACCAGAAGGTAAAACTCCATTTGAGCTATGAGTCCAAGTGCCATTGAATTGTAGACGATAAGCTGCATCTAAATCTCTTGGGTCTTTAAGGTTAAACTTATGAGTAGTTGCAGTTCCACCAACGAATGGGTAGATAGCATAAAACTTACTCCATAAACTCTCTGCTTTTAAGTCCTCAACGAGAGCTGTAATTGCATTTATCTGAGTTGGGTCAGTAATACCTGCAGCAGTAATAAACGCCTGTGCATCTGTATCACCAGGAGTAACAAAGGTAGTAGAGAAAATCTCCGTTCCTTGTAATGTTCCTGAATAAGTTACAACATCTTCGTTTGGAGAATCTACAGATAGACTTGAGATATATACATATCCGTTGTAAATCAAATCACCTGCAATATTGTCCGTAAATTTAACCAAGAATTTTGTTTTGTTCTCTACGGCTGTCTGTAACCACTCTACGTTAATGTCATCATCGTAACTAACCAAACCCTCGAAGTCTAAACTAAAAGATCTACTGCCCATGATAAATTCACTCCATCCGGCAGACGCTCTTGAAGTAGCATCGATTGTATTAGCTTCTACATTTAAGGTGAAACTACGAGAATGGCCAAAAGCCTTGTCTACACCGCCATCCGAGGCGTATAAAACTAAGTTTGTTCCGTTTACTAATGCCATTTTATAATTGTTCTACTATATTTCTAATTCTAATTACTTTTCTTACCTCGTAGAAGCCATCAAATTGACTCTCAATATAAGTTGTTGATTCGAGGCTATTGGTTATCACCTTAAAGTCAGGAGATGCGTCAGGAAGTGAGCTACGGTTAATAAGCAGGCCCATAACCTGATTTGTTATATTGTCTGCGTCAGCCTTTGAGTAGTTAGTGCCATCTGTGCCTGTAAATACCTGTACTGTAACTACGCAGTTACTATTAAAGTTATCTTTAGTGGAATTGTCTACAACGCTAACGTTAGAGACCTGGATGTATGGGTAATTCGCAGAATCAGGTACGTTATCATATACAGGAACATTAGATGCGTTCAAAGAAACAGCACCATTTAGTTTACTGTAATAAGCCTTTCTTATAGCGAATCCTACGTCTTTCATTATGATTGAAATGGTGGAGGGAGAACCTCTTGATTTGATTGTGATTTTAGCTTCTCAATTTCCGATTCAACAGATTTATTAAGCTCATCCATGTCATTTGCAGATTCAAGCCAAGAGGTAACCTCATCTTCAGTAAGATTCTCAAATGGCACGAAATTATCAGGGCTTGGCAGTGGAAAAGAATTTAATCCAGGTACAGAAACCTCATCATTGCCATACCACCATCTTATACTTTCAATAACATTACTCAGGCCGTCTATAGACTTTGCGCAAATAAAGCTATTATCATTGAATTTAAATTTGTAAGCCATATTAATATTATACTAAAGCCCAGCCAGTTGATTTGTAATTATATAACCCCTCTGTGCCGTCTGTTTGATAAACAACAAGACCTACAGCAGGAGATGATATTGCAGTTCTTTGAGCAGATGTCATTCTTGGAGGTAAAAAACCTTGTGTAGTTGAGTCAATCTGAACTCTTGCAGAAGCATTAACAGTTGTGGCATTAAACCCAACAGACCCCGAGAAATATCCACTACCAACAACATGAAGTTTTGCAACTGCAGAAGCAGCTGCCCCTCCTATAATTAAGTTACCACTACCATTTTCCATCATAGCTACGTTCCCAACAGTACCTATAAATCGCATTCTTGTAGCGCCATTAATAAAAATACCAAAGTTATCGTCGTTATCACGATAGAATAATCTAACATATTCCGTTCCGGATGATATTTGAGCGGTAACCTCTCCGGATGCTACATAAACATCAAGTCTCGATGAAGGCGATGGAGTTCCAAAACCTGCAGCACCAGTATCTGTGATCTGCAATCTATTTGCACCATTAGTATAAAATTGCAATGGTATTGTTCCTACAGATGCAATTCTATAGGCCGTTGACAATGCCTGTATTTGACCTATGCTTACATTATTTACGTATGACAGTATTCTTGTATCAGTTGAATTATTTAATTCTAAGTTATAGAATGGACTTGTTCTGCCTATACCTAAATTACCTCCAGTCCCAATATAAAGACCACTGCCATTACCTAAACCGTCCTCAATCTGCTTATATGTGGCAGTCAATGGCTGATTATCCGATGTCTTTAACAACGAATTATATGTAGATGCAATGGTTTGTCCGGTTAGCGATGCCATGTATTAAAAATTTATCTAATATAGTTAAAATTTTTTACTTTTACAACAATATTTATCAACATTACTTCCAAAAATCCCTTAGGAACTTTATTCCCTCTACATCTATATTACCCAAAAAGTAGTAAGTTCCTCCTGAAGCTTTTCTGTTTATAAACCGAGGTCTATTCGATCTATAAGGAGCTGCTATAGCTACTGTGTCTATTCCGCTCTTGAATCCTGTTGCTATCGTTAATGAATCTGATTCGCTATAGCGAGTACCAAATTCAAGGTATATAAGTTCTTTTGTTTTGTTTGCAGATGCAATTCCAGATATTAAACCTTTATTTGATGATATTCTATAGCTTATCGGATTGCCAACTATTTGATTGCCATCCGCAGGAACTGAGGAATAATCTGAGTTTGTCTTATTTGTTATCTTAGCTACAGCTTGCGTAACTTTATTTGTTGCGTGCTTGCTTATACTTTCTACAAACTTCTTATAATCTGCTGATACGCTATCCTTAACATTAATCTTAGCCATTATTTTCTACTCCAAGCGATTACCTTAATATAGTATCTATCCTCTCCCTCGTCTATAGCAGAATGGATAATATAATCCTTCCCCCTGTAAGATATCTTGTACGACTTGTCTATAGCAGCGGTCTCAGTTCTGTATCTAAATACAAATACGTATTTATTATTAATTACTCTCTCTCCCCCCTCTATGAATAAATCTCCATCATAAGGGTATACGGCTGCGAGTGTAGTTAAATAGTTACTATAGGTAGGCTTTGTACCTCCTGCTGAATCTGTAGTGTTTGTAAATGATTTTACAATTACAGACTCATTAAAATCAGATGACTTGTATTTAACTTTCTTCATCAGATAATCAACATTCTTCTATAACTTGAAGCAGTTTGTTTAGCACCATTAGACAGTTCAACTGCTTGAGAGCTATCCATAACATTCTCTCTGTATTCAAAGTCCATAGCAACTTGTTTCATTATAGAAACTTTCAAATCGGCAGGCAGTGAAGTATAGCCAGCAACATACTCAATCTCTATACCACCTGTAGTTCCGTTAAAGAATCTAATAGTCTTAAAGTTGTTTCCTGTTACGCTATAATCAGTACCAGCAGTTAGTGTTGTCTTTGTACCGTCCTCTGCGATTGACTTTACATGAGTTATTGACTGAACTGGGCCATAAGGAATATCTAAATTACTTGCTACATTCTGAAATGTCGATACAAGAGTCTTAGTCCCAAAGCTACATCCGGTGTATCTCTCCAGTCTTGTTCTTGCTGAGGAGATTAGTGTACCAATAAGTGTATCCCAAGTATTGTAATCAATATTTAGATAGGATTTAGCCTCAGATACCGATACTGGCTCAGAAGATAAATCGGTCTTAATTTGTACGTCTAAACCGAGTGTCATTATTTAGTCTTTTTAGTGGTTTTTAATTCTTTTGTCTTGATTTGTGGTTTCTCCTGCTTCTCCTCTAAAATCTCAATAACCTTAACAAATCTTTTGTTCAATAACAGGGAAGCTCTTTCGTCAGAAACTTTAATAATCTCCCCCTCTTTTATAAACCTACCAAGTTCTAAATCTTTATAGGCCCTTGTTACTTGTACCTTCGTCATAACTATTTATTTTTTGAAAGTAGGGGAGGAAACGATCCTCCCAGTAGAAAACTACTTTCCAAACTACTTTATAGATTAGGCAACGTTACCTAAGTCAGCAAATACGAATGCATCTGGACGATCGATAGCCAATACTTCACGAGCCTCGATACGTACAGTTACTAAGTTTTTCTGAACGTTGTCGCTATCCTGCTCGAAGAATTCAATTTTCAGGTCGTCAACAACAACACGCTTAGCCATATTCCAGTCACCCAATAATACTTTGTCATCAGCGATGAAAGAAGATTTGAATACAGGGATACCAGCGATAGCGATGTTACCATCAGCAGTAATAGTTACACCACCAGGT